ACCGCATGTTGCATTTTCTCATAAATACGATTAATTATTAGATTGTAATTTTGATTGATAAAGTGAGCACAGGACACTTCTAAAGCATCGCTGCACCAGGTTAACGTCATTTACGGTTTCTCTCTCATCCTTTTCTTTATTAATTTAGGTTTAAAATTTGATGTTTGGTATAAGTTCTAAACGGGCTTTGCAAGTGATTGATAATTAGTGATTTGTTATTTTTAGTATCACTTTAGTATTAACTTAATATTTGATTTTATGGCTCGTCGTCGTCGTCGTCGTGGTTTCCTTGGTAAGTCAAGGAAGCGTCGTTTGCGCTATTATCGTATCTCTCGTGGAGGTATACGGTTATGATGTGTACTAATCCTGTTAACTTACCACATAGGGGCAAAGTTCCCTGTGGTAAGTGTCTTGCCTGTTTGCAGCGTAAACAGAAAGATTGGGCTTTCCGAATCATGCAGGAAGTTCGTAGCTCCGATTCTGCTTGGTTTGTGACTCTTACTTATGATGATGCGTTTTTACCTATGTCGGTTGCTGGTGAGAATGGTGAATCTTTTTCTTTCCCTATTGTTTCGAAACGTGATGTTCAGCTTTGGTTGAAACGTTTACGTAAATCTATAGAGCCTTGTAAGATTCGTTATTTTATTGCTTCCGAATATGGTCCTAAGACTTTTCGTCCGCATTATCATGCTATAATTTTTGGTTTACCTTTTAAAAAAAATGTAGTTTATGAAAGTATTGTTCAAACGTGGAAAAATGGTTTTGTGCAGGTTGCTCCTGTTACTCTTGGTCGTGCTTATTACGTCGCTAAGTATTCTTGCTCCTTCAGCTTGCTCCCTGCTTATTTGCAGCGACGGAAATACCGTCCGTTCTTCTTATCGTCAAGGCGAGGAGGCATTGGAATTGGATTCCTCACTGAATCAGTCGTTGAATCATTTAGACAGTCTCCTAAATCTTACGTGGTATTGGCAGGAGGAGTAAAACAATCTATGCCTCGTTATTATCGTGAAAAATTGTATGATGATGATATGAAAGCGGAATTGAGTGATTCCGCTTATATCTCTAATATTGATAAACGTTTAAAATTGATTAAAGAAGATGAGAAACTTTATAAAGCTCGTGGTCTCACTGGTCTGTTGGCTTCTGAGGCGGAAAAAGTAGATACTTTTAATCGTAGGTTATTGAATCGTATAAAACAAAATTCTAAATTATAATTTTATGGCAAATATTTTTAATTCTATTCGTACACGTCGGCTTAGACGTAATACATTTGATTTATCGCATGAGGTTAAATTGTCCATGAATATGGGTGACCTTGTTCCTATCTTGTGTCAAGAAGTTATTCCGGGTGACAGCTTTCGTGTCACTACGGAATTATTGATGAGGTTTGCACCTATGATTGCTCCTGTTATGCACAGAGTTAATGTGTATACACATTTCTTTTTTGTGCCTAACCGTTTGATTTGGGAAGATTGGAAGGATTTTATCACTAAAGGAATTGACGGAACGGATGCACCTGTTTTCCCGAAATTGGTTTCTGCTGGTAGTATGGATAATCCTGCTTTTGATGTTGGTTCTTTAGCCGATTATTTTGGTGTGCCGACGGGTAGAAAATTGGTAACTGGAGGTATTTCTTTGTTACCTTTTAGGGCTTATCAGTTAATTTATAATGAATATTATCGTGACCAAAATTTGCAGGATGAAATCGAAATAAATTTGGCTTCGGGTGAATTTACCCTTTCACAAGTGAATGAATTATTTAAACTTCGTAAACGTGATTGGGAGAAAGATTATTTTACAAGTGCTTTGCCTTGGACACAGCGTGGACCAGAGGTGACTTTGCCTCTTGGTGGTACTGCTCCTGTTTCTATTAATGATAAGGCAAATACTGGCTATTTCCGTAAATATGATTTTGACCCTGCTTCTCCTACTCCTTTGGATGCGCAGGCAAATACTGTTGGCAATTCGCAGGATGGTATTTTGAATGTAAAGGAGAATGAATCAAATAATTTGTTAGGTTTAAAATATGACCCTAACGGTACATTGGATGCTGATTTGTCTCAAGCTTCGGGTACTACTATTAATGAATTGCGTCGTTCTATGGCATTGCAGAAATGGATGGAGCGAAATGCTCGTGCTGGTTCTCGTTATATTGAGCAGATTTTTTCCCATTTTGGTGTGCGTTCTTCTGATGCACGTTTGCAGCGTCCCGAATATCTTGGCGGCGGTAAATCTCCTGTAATGATTTCAGAGGTTTTACAGACCTCTCAAACTACAGATTCCAGTCCACAGGCTAATATGTCGGGACATGGTATTTCTGCTGGTCGTTCTCACCAGTTTAAGAAGTTCTTTGAGGAACATGGATTTATTATTGGTATAATGTCGGTTTTGCCTCGGACTTCTTATCAACAGGGATTGCCTAAGAAGTTTACTCGTTTTGATAATATGGATTATGCGTTTCCCGAATTTGCCCATCTTGGTGAACAGGAAATTAAGTTAGGTGAGTTGTACTGGCAAGGTGATGAAAAACAGGATTCTAAACTTTTCGGTTATACGCCTCGTTATGCAGATTATAAGTATGAGCCCTCACGTGTGCATGGTGATTTCCGTGATACGTTGAAATTTTGGCACTTAGGACGGATTTTTGAAAATGTTCCTGCTCTCAATGCTGATTTTGTAGAGGCTGACCCATCGACTCGTATTTTTGCTGTTGATGACTCTGGAAAAACTCAAAAACTTTGGGTTCAATTGTATAATAATGTTCGTGCTATTCGTGTTTTACCGAAATATGGTACTCCCGAACTTTAGTTGTTAATTTAATAGAAAAGTAATATGAAAATTCGTAGTCCTTATAATTATGTCCCCAATGAGGATGTAAATGAAGTGAATAGTCTTCCCTCTATGGCAACTCCCGACCTTTCTATGTCGGTACGTGATATGGTTGAACGTTTGGCACGTGGTTTGCCTGTAACTGGTGCTATTGGTTCTCCTACTTATTCGGAGAATCCGGATTTTGATGATTTTGACCCTACGGAAGACCCTGCATTCGATTTGGCAGATTATACTACCCATGCCATGTTGTTAGCAGAGGAACGTCGTGCACGTTT